CTGTCTTGAACAGGGCATATCTATTGGTGAATTGTCCAAGTATTCATTTCGGATACTCGTTGCATGTCGGTGATGACGTGTACATAAGTGCAAAGGATGATGTGGTTGCATTCGCAATAATGGATGAAGCTATGAGCAGCCCATTACGTTTCAATTGTATCAAACAAAGTTTCGGTACAATAGGAGCTGAGTTCTTGCGCATGGCTGTGACCACTAACCAAGTGCAGGGGTACTTAGCACGTACCGTTGCAAGTGTTGTCAGTGGCAATTGGGAAAACACAAAGAAATTGCGGCCAGTTGAAGTCTTAACTAGCATTGTTGCTCAATCATGGACTCTGACCAACCGCAGTTTTGGAGTTGAGTTTGGTGCAGTGTTATTGCCAAGTGTCATGCGCCACTGCGGTGACATCAGCAGTAACTTTGCAGCAAGAGTGTTGAGGCATGAAACTAGCTTGAACAACGGTCCAATACGTGGACGTCGAACTGCTATACCAATAATACAGGTGACCCAACCTGTCCTAAGAAATGGGGCCATGAGAACGAACATGGCTAATAAAATACGTAGGTTGCCATCATATGCAACCGACTCTTATCTTAGCGATTGGTTATCTCCAATAGAGCTAGAAGTGATACATGAGCTACAAGCTAACCCGACAGGCCTACTTGCTGAAGCTTCCTACAGGAAGTCTATGACAGAAGTGGCGGGGGCCGTAGATTATGGAACTCTAGAAGTGGAGCACGCTATTGTAAGAGTAGATACACCTTTGTGGACTACACAACAGCTTGAGCTGATAAAGAGTGGAGGGCATTTTAGTAAATACCCTGTACTGACTATGTTGAAAGATAGGATATCAGATAGGTTGTTGAGTAAGACACTGAAGCGACTGGACCTGAGTACATATGGTTTGCGTGTGCGTGAAGCATGTTACGGGGTTAGTGGTGTCGCAGTATGTGTGAATGGTTATGTGAGCTATTCAGACATCAGTCATATGGTGTACAGAGGTAGAGGTAGAAGAGCCATTCAACCTCATATCAGATACTGTTTCTAGGATATGCATCCTAGAGACTTAAC